AACACCTTCCATAATGCCATTTACAAATGCATTAGGTGCTGATGGGTCCTGAACAATATCAATTGTGTTAAGCATGAAATCATCCCTAACGTAATTGGCACCGTCTTTAAAATCCAAACTTCCCATACCACGACTTGACACTCCTAATTGAACACCACCTTCGACAAGACCTTTAACAATCTGTCCCATAGGGGTATCTAATATAAGTGCTTTTCCTAACACGTTATTACCGTCCCATTTGAGTTCGGTAATTCTGTGTGAAACTTTATCTAAATTAATGGCAGGACTTTCAGGGTGGTTTAATTCTCCCACTGCCCGTCCTGTAATTACTTGCTCATTTACAAATTGGTCAACAGCTTTAGTTAGAACTTCCCTGGTATAAATTCTACCATTTTTATTTTTGTTCTCTGCTTGCATAAAGATACCTTCTAAGAAAGTACTCTTTTTGCCGTTTTTACCCTCTTGGATTGAATAACCAAGTGAGTGATCTGTATATTCTGCAATTAGTTTCATTTATGCTCCCATTAAATTGATGAAATCTTTTAGAGAATCCTCAGCATCTTTCACTGACTTATATTTGTCAAGCTTTATGCCATCAATATACAAATTAAATTTATTTGTAATGACTGCTGTAGTTTTCTTCTTCTTTCCAAGTTTGGTTAATTCCTTGGCTACCTTTTCACCTGAGGGTAACTTTAATTTAGCTTCTATTACTTCGTTAAATGATTCTTTAAACGTTAACATCTGTTGCTTCTTCCCCTTCTGTCTCCACAGCAGGCGGTTCATCGACTGCCGGAGTATCATTAGATGCTCCATACATCTTTGAAGCAACTTCTTGTTTATGATTATCTAACGCACCAAGTATTTTATCTTTCATAATACTATTAAATGTATTATTACTCTTCTGTGCGTCACCCTTTTTTATATTATTAATTAAATTTCTCGTGCTCATAATCTTTCTGTATCTTATTTATAAAATTGTTTATTTCCAGTATACTTTTTGTATACATTATGTATTATATTGTAGATTTTGCCAAGTCTGCAGCAATATCTCCTGGCTTAAGTGGATCTTTCTTATTATCTTTTTGAATTTGTTTAATTTCATCATCAGATAATTTAAGAATATTACGGCGTATCCATGATTTAGACCAGAACATACCAATATATTCGTCCATCATTTGTACCATTTCTATTCTTTCTTTAAGAATTTCTGAATCTTTAAGTTCAGCATAATAATTATCCCGTGAATATTCAATATTAATACCTTCTCTTATTTCTTTCCATTCACCTGGTAAAATAACTTTTTTAAGTATTAATTGTCTTTTAAGTGCTTCATAGAATAAATTTGAAAATTTGTTACGAATTCTGTTTATAAATTTTTGGAATTTAAGCTCATCACGAGTAATTTCTGAGGAACGTCCTATTGAGAATGCATCAGCTTCAGTTAAACGTGACATTGGTATGTTTAAAGCCTTATATAACTTCTGTTGGAAATACTGTATATCTTCAATTTCACCAAGGTTTTGTCCACCTGGGAGAGTAGATATTTCAGTACCTCTACCACCTTCTCTACGAGGTAGCCAAAAGTCTTCCATAACATTACGATGAACTTTTTCATCTTTAAGATTACCAGTTGTTGGGTCATATACTATTTTATTACGATACCTATTCATAGTATTCTGGAGGTATTCCTCAGCCTTACCTTTAGGTAGGTTACCAACATCTATATAAAATATACGTCTCTCCGGTGCTCTCGAAATCCTGTAAATGACAAGAGAGTCTTCCATCATACTTAATTGATTTAAAGGTTTAAGTGCTTTTTGTAAATTACCAATGACCTTATTACGTTCTTCATTTAATAGACCTGAATTAACTTGGATAATAGCATCTGTATTAATTCTTAAGCCTTCCCCTTGTTGACCTAAAGCTTCATCTTGAAATACATAATATTCCTTACCCTCTCTAGTAAGATCAGCACCAGTCTTAGGGTCTCTAACCTTTTCAACTTCTTTAACTTTACGAATTTTAATAGGGTCTATTTGTCTTAGTTCAAATATACCATTTTGAGGCTTACCTTCTTCAAGTATAACATGAAAAAATAATCGACCATCTATATACCAACGTCTAAATAAATCGTATGCTACACCTTTAAAATTAGTTATAGTAAGAACTCTATTAAATTCTTCTTGAATTAAATCTTTAATACCACCATTTTGTTCAAGTTCATCAAGATTTAATGAGACGATAACGCCACTTTCTTCAGTAATAGCTTCATTACATATGTCCTCAATCGCCATATCCACTTCTGGATATGAAGATATCGTACGATATTTCATTATTAGTTCTTTATCGTTTTGAAATTTATCCCCTTGCAAATCCATATACTGGCCAAAATATCCGCCAGTGGGGTTGATTTCAAACGCACCGTCCTCGCTATCAGTTACAAACGAGACTGGTTTTTTTTCTTCTGCGGCTTTTCTTGTAAAACGCCACCCAAATAAACTATTTCTATCTTCTGCCATTTAATATCCTAAAAAATTAGTACTTAAAATATTATTTATAACACTTAGAAAAGAGTGCCTTTCGGCACTCCTTATGTTATTATGATAAATTTACAGATTGTTTAATCCAGCTAAGCCAGAAAGCATCTGACCAATACTAGTATTACCTAATAAACCAGCAATATCAGTACCACCATCATTTCCAGTAGCTCCAGCAGATGTCCAATGCATGATTTGGAATTCAACACTGAATTCTTCAATCGTGCTTTCTGCACCATAATCCAACTCAATAGCACCTAACGCTGTTGGCCAACAATTATGCATGACATATTCCCTTTGAGGTTCACCCTTTTTATTAAGTTGTGTGACTCTCATTTCAGCCATATAATCAGATGGTTTTATCGCACCAGTATTAGTTACATGGTCGTTTATAGCACTCATCCATTGTTCAAAAGCATTACGTATTTTAAAGTCATTATCGTTAATTATAGTAACTGACCAAGGATCGAATGTTCTATCCCCAGCTACCATTAATTTACGACCCCTAAAAGGAACCTCAATATTAGCAACTGTACTTCCTGGTAATGAAGCCATTTTAACCATAAAGGAAACGTCTTCATCTGATCCAGGTGAAGTAATTCCTAAACTTGCAGGAAAACCTAATTGTACAAAAAATAAATTAGGTCTTGCACCACCACCTTGTAACTTGGCTTTCATATCATCTACGTTTAAAGTTGTATTTGCCATCTTTAATTACCTCCTGCGACTTCACTAAACTCAACGCCAGTTCTAGTAGCGATAAAGTTAAGTGTGATAAAGTTAATTGAACGTGCAGGTTTAACAAAAATATCAGCAACAAATTTATTGGTATCAATAATATTTCCTGTGTTATTTGTGCCATCACATACTACTTTAAAAGCTGTAATACCACGTCTTCCCTTAACATCTCTTAAGAAAGGCTCAACCATATTTCTAAATTGTGCCCTTGTAAACTCATCATTAAATTCAAATAATGACGCTTTAGATGCATTTGATATTGCTTTTTCCAATACAATAAACAATCTACGTACGTTAATTCTATCGAACGCTGATGGTTTACTTTGTAAAGTTTTATCACCATATAATACTGTACCTGAGCCTGGGAATGTTACAATTGGGTTAATACCCTTTTTATATAACGAATCTCTTGCTGCTTGGTCAGGATTAAACGAAAGCTTAGTAACATTACGTAAGTGACCACGACTAAAACCTGCAGGTGAGAACCAAGCATCTGCGACTAAATCAGCGTTAGCTGTTAGTCCTGCTGTGGTACCTGCTGCGCCAATCCATCGATGTTTATCGCTATATTTATCATATACATATAATGCACCTGAGTCCATAAATCCATAAGACGATGATGTAACAGAAGTTCTATTCGTTAGTTGATTACTTAATGCTGTTGCTTTTGCAATATTTACCGTTTCTGCTCTCGCCGGTGAAACAAAGCCTACTGCATCTTTCCTTGCCCCCGCCATAGCAATAATATCATTAGTAATAACGAGATTATCAGCTCTGGCCATACCTGTATTGGCTTGGAAAATTAAATTTACGTCCACAGTTTCTGCATCAGCAAACATATCATAAGCAGCGGTAGTTTCCCCTGTTGTTAATACATCGTCATCTGCAGCACCAGTAAATTCAGCAAACGCATGGTTAACTCGCGTAAATGCTTGACTTACTGCTGAAGAACCAGCATCTGTTAAAGCTGCTGGATGATTTCCTATGAACACCCATTCTGACTGATTATTAATAACATCTTTATAGTATAAAGATGCACCATCAGCCGCTTTGACGTCACTTGCTTGACTTAAAAATGGATAAGCTTCAAGTACAGTATCAGCTGTACCTGTTATTACACCACTTTTATCATAAATAAGGACGTGAATTTCATCATTTGAGCCACCTACCGCAGCTGCTCCCGCTGATGTTCCCGGCGAACTATCTATATAAGAAGTCCACCAAGTTGACCCTTCAAAACTTGTTGGGTCTGTTGCGAATGCTATACCGATATTATTACCATACGTGCCAGGATAACGAGCTTGTGCCCAGTCTCCGGCTGCAGGGGTTTGTGTATCGAATATATCTTTGTTTTGTGTTAGAATACCAGTACCTGATGCTGTTCCATTCAGTGCTGATGCTCCAACTGCTCTGACAACTTTTAAAGCATTGCCATAGCTTAAAAATTGGGCTGCCTGTAAGACACTTTCATAAACTGTGTCATTAGGCTCTCCAAACGTTTCAACTAATTGCGTTTCACTACTCACGGTAGTTATTTTATCTGCAGGACCCCACTGGAATGAACCAGCCATACCTCCTACAGTAGATGATGTAGACGGAACTACATTAGTTGAATCGATTTCCTTTACCTGTATTCCAGGCGAGACTAGAAATGCCATTTATATCCCCTTGTCATGTTATTTATAAGTTTTCATAATAAGATATTATTCTCAATATACTTATTTATAAATTTCATCCTTCCCAGATCCGCCAACCTTTTCCAAATGGGTGTTCACCACTATCAACATTAATATGACCTACCGGAATGACTTCATCTTGTAATTGCTGAACTTTTTCCTTATATAACATATGTTTTATTCTAACATCTGTTGCTTCTCTAAAAAATGGAGTAGTCGTAAACCAACCAAATAAAACTAAATTCATCATAAGGTCATCGTGGTTAGTACCTTCAGCCTGATATGATGCTCCTTTCGCTACAAATGTACTCATTTCTCGTATAGTATCTTCATCATTTATTTTTAATTTCTTAGTGTTCATTATATCTCTTATATTTGAACAACCCATACGTTTAACTTTTGCAGTCATAGTTACACCAATAGCATTAGCCCTAACCATACTCTCTACAAAGACATTTTCATATTCTAAATCGTAATATAAACCATTAACTACAACTTGACCAGCATCATTTGATTCACATACTACATAACACATATTATAATGTTCAGCATATTTAAGAATTATATCAGGAAATAATAATGGACTCATATTATTATCTCTAAAAATACATACTTGATTAAATGGGTCTACACTCACATCAATAATCGTAAATGTAGAATAATCTTGTCCTCGTCCTCTAGACGTATCAACAAACATTAAATAATTATGGTCTGGTAAAGGTTCCTCATATATTTTTACATTATTTTGTTCTAAAACAGGATGTATTGCTCTTAAAGCTAATAATACTTCAGCAGATATTAATGTATTACCTGTACCATGAAATGAATTACCAAACTCTTGGTCAAATTGCAAAGGGGACGTATTTTCAATGGTTGTTTGTTTCCATGCTTCATCTCTTCCAGGCACATCCCACCAATCCACTCTATATGGCTTAAATTCATTTGTATTTTGAATAGCTCCCTCATATAATTTATGGTACATATTACCTATACCATTAGCAGTGGACGTAATAATAACCTTAGATGTTTTACCACCTGAGATTACTGGATATGTTGAAGTATAAAATTCCGAAGCATTATCCACAAATGCAAACTCATCAAGATATACGAGGTTAAGTGACATACCACGAATAGAGCTCGATGATGTAGCTGATGCTATAAGCCTTGAATTATTGGAGAATGATATGGATTTTTTATTAAGAGCTGTACAACCAGGCTGTAAAAAGAATGGTAAATGTTCTAATATAAGAGTAATTCTACCTAACATTTCCCTAGCAATAACTTCTTTATTAGCGAGGATACCCACTACTTGTTCACCTTTAAATATTACATACCATAAAAGATATGCACAAACGGCAATTGATTTACCACTTTGACGACAAGCAAGAACAATATTAAATCTATGGTCTTCGAAACGTTCAAACATTTCTTTTTGATATGGATATAGATTAAATGGTACTAACCCTAAGTCAAGATGAATTATCTTACAATATTCTTTTGCAAAATATACTGGATCGTCTAAGCATTTTTTATATTCTTTTAATTCTTCCTGTGTCCAGGGGTGTTCAACGTCTGCACCACGGACATTAGGATTACCTAAATACCAATTCTCTGTTTTACTGCTCATCTTCTGTGAAATTTGTGTCCGGTTCTATTACTATTTCCTCACGTAACATCTTCTGTAACTCAGCAGTAGAACCTATAAACACATTATTGTGTGTTATTCCTTCTGTCTGTGCGAGTGCACGTATGTCATCTTTATCAACGTCTTTTTTGGTTTTATGAAGTTTAAGAATCTTTTCGCATATCTCAGCATTTTGTTTAATTAACATTCCAAGTACCTCAAAGGCCCTGGGGTGCTCTGATTCTCTAGCAAGTTCAAGCATAAGTGATATAGCTTCATCTCCTTGAGAAGCTAAATCAAAAAATTGTTGTCTTACGTTTTCGTAATCTGCATCAACCTTCTGTGGTGTGCTCATAATATGTGTTCCATAAATCTAATACTCCTGCTGCTTCCCTACTCTCTTCTTTATTACCGCCCGTGTAGGGTATAGCAAGTTGTTCATTAATCAAAACTTGATTGGCATCAACGATACCATCCTTTGTCGAGACTGAAAGTGTTCCTAATATTCGTCCAAACTTTCCTTTCTTTTGTTTCTTAGTAACTAATGTAAATTCTCCATTAGCTTCTGCTAGTAATTCTTCTAATCTATGCTTAGCAGCCTTACCCCATGATTTCTCAGCCAGGTTTCTTGTTCTACTCTCAGGAGTATCTATACCCATTAAACGAATCCTCTCTTTAATAAATATTTTAAATCCTAAGTCTAACTCTGCGTCAACAGTATCTCCATCAACGACTCTTAATAATGTTGCTTTATAATTATACATAGTTATATGTCCGTGTCAAAAAAGTTAATGGTTTCAGTATATGGTTCTTTGAAACCGCCTGCGCCATCCGATGTCGTAGTACCATCTATAGCTAATGTCTCAAATTTATGAGTTGTTGGATCCTCAGCTTCTGAAAAATCAACTGCCGTTTCGAGAATTTGTTTAGTCTTAAAGAGACCTCTATAATAACGAATACGAGTTGAAAAAGATAATGTATAGACAATTGCTCTTCTTGTTATTAAATCACCTTCATAGTCATCATTTAAAGTAACACTCTCTAAAATAATTGGTGTATCAGTGGTTAAATCCATATCTGGAATATCTTTAATTGTTACTGTATATTCTGGTTGAAACATTGGAAGTATCTGTTCTAATAATTGTAAAGCTTCGTCTTGAGTTGAAGTCATAATATTTAATTCAAATCCAACCTTATATACAGCTGGAGCTCTTAATGTATTCATGTTAAGTGTATCACTTACAACAACTTTTTTATATTTCTTATGTTTGGATACACGTGCATTAGCATCATATTCCATAGAGCTTATTTCAAATGATATTCGTGGTAATCTAATAGCAAATTTAGGGTCACTTGTTTGTTCACTTAAACGTGCAATAACCTTCTGCCTTGGTGCATATGCAAGAGGAACTTTAATTTTTTGTAATACTTTTCCAGCTGCATTTGTTTTATGAACTTCTAAGTCATTAAACAAAGAGCCAAAAACGGACACCATCCGCCTTGTTGATTGATGATACCAATGATTCTCAAACATTATGGGTCTCCAAATGGATTAACTTCTGAGAAGTCTATAATGCTATCACCTTCTAATTCGAACTCATCATTATCTGCAAATGCATCTAAGTTATATTCAGTCTTAACGGTACCTGTCAAGTCAACAGTAATCTGTCTTGAACTACCAGATGATTGACCAACAAGAAGTCGTGTGGCGTGAACAGAATTTTCCATAAATGTACCATCACCATTATCAGATTGGTGTGGAGAGACAAGCATTACTGTAACTGTTTCTGTATCTACTCTCTCATATGCAGCCACTTTAGATATAATATTAATATTAGTTCCACCATCATCTGTTAAACCTGTAAATTGATGAACAAACTCACCAATCTCGAAATCATTTGTGTTGGCCGCTGCTGTAGTTGTATATGAATAAGAGTTAGCATGAATTAATTCAATATTATCTATTTCAGGCATACCAGTATCAAAATTCTGGTCATTATATTCAAATAATTCAGCTGTTAATGTATAAACTGGCAAATCTTGCATTTGATAAAATGGCAGCTTAGGTTCTACATACTTAATTTCAAATAGCCTATCAGTCATTGTCATCCACAATAAATCACCTTCAGATGGAATTGTAGTTATATTGTTTCCTAATGCTATATCTAAATTTTCACCTACCACACTATGCCAACGCTTCTTAGGTATTACAAATGTACCTTGGTCACGAATCTCCAAACCAAATTTACCTAACAGATTTCCATCACCTTCAAATCCTTCGATGTTCTCTATAAAGCATTCTATTGGATAGGCGTGGGTATATTGATTTAGAGTCTCATTTAATAATGCATCTTCATATATACGTTCTGCTGGGATGTATACGACATCTTGTCCAAACATTTTTATGCTCTCTAAAACCAAATCCTCATAAAGGTTCTGTTCAGATTGTACTGCACCTGAAAAGTATACGCTTGTAGCCATTAATTATCCCATTAAAAAGTTATCTGGCATTGCCCAAACCAACCTAACTTCTTCTTCTAATCGTTGAATTTCCTCTATGGCATCATCAAACATTTGACGACCATTCATTGTTATACCACCTGGAAGCTGAAAGCCTTCAAACTTCATCATATTGGCTCCCCATTGGCGTTTAATTAATGCAGTAAGATACTTCTTTAAATATAAGTCATTATATACATCAGCATATGTCGCTGGGTCTACAATTGAATATGCTTCGATGACTATATATTGATCAGCTTGTAAGTCACCAAACCCTTCATCCATATGAAGCCTATTCATATGTCTACTAAATCTAAGTTGTTCCACACTATTTAAACGGCTTTCAATTAATGATAAATGTTGTAATGATTGTTCATATGACTGAATTTGTGTTGCCATACCCTGTGTCATGAATATATCATTAAGTCTCATATGATAACCCATGTCAAATAAAGAAGAACCAGATGATTGACCACCAGTTAACATCTGTAAAACAGCTGTAACGTTATCACTTACTGTAATATAATTATTAGTTATATCAGCCGCAGTAAGTTGATGTTTTAAATATGTTCGAATAACAGCATCTGAATGGAATTCTTGATAGAATTGTATTGCGTCATCAGTACGGTCTTCTATTTGGTCATCGTCTACATTAATTTCAATTACTGGAGAGCCTAAAGCTCTTAAGCAATATTCTTGTAATGTAGCTCTTGTAGTAGGTTTTGCCATATCATTTCCTCTCTATATAGACTTATTTATATAATTTTGATAACCTACCAGCCTAATGAAGCTTAAAGAATTTATCTATTCTATCTTGTGTTTTATTATCAACACCACTCGTAGAAGCATGATGATTTTTTATATATATTGCTTTTGCAGCCGTTACAGCTGCTTCACCACCTAATGCTAATTGTACAAAATTATAATCTTTTGAAAATTCACCATGAAGATGTACAAAAGCTAAGGCTAATACTTCATCATATTCTAATTGACCTAAATGTTTTTCATGTTCATAATGTGGTTTTACCATTGATCCAATAACACTACCTGTCACTACCTCAAGCAATTGTACTAGTCCATCACGCCAAAGAGGATATTTCATACTATCACCATCAAATATACCTTTTCCATTTTTAAATCCAGGTGCTACCCAATCTCTTCGACCCATAGGCCTTCGTGAATTAAATTTCTGAAGATGATATCCATATCGTGTTACAGCAGTTCTTACACTAGGCTCAGTAAATTGTACCCAACCATAAGCTGTAGAAGTACTTGGTGATGTATTATTTAACCAATCAGATTCTAATCCAACCAATTCATCCATAAACCAAAGTACATTACCTTCAAAATTACCAAAATCAAAAGCATCAATCATTGCTGGAGTTAAACCATGAGTCATTTCCAAGCCTCTTTTAATACGTCCCCTTTGAAATCTTAATATTTCATCATATACTAGTATTGTGGCCTCTTTTAAATATGACCCGGTTGTATGAGTTAAAAGATTATTATTTTTATCTAAATAATTTAGATTTTTTTTAGCTGGATAGTCAGCTGTAGTTGCTACTACATTTTGTGTTGCTGCTACTGGTAATGTTATAGTTGCCATAATTATAAACAGCCCTATTGTTATCTTTTCTTTAACGTTGGGGTATTCCGTCTTTGATTAACTTGAGCTGGGTCCATACCCATTTTAGATGCTTGACGATACTTCGCCATTGTCTTTTTTAAATAAGCTGCATTTCTTTTACGACGTTCAGCCGGACTGACTCCTTCATCAGTCCCTTCCAGAAATTTATCTATATATTCCTGAAAGCCAATCATTAGTAATTAGCTCTCTTTACAACCTTAAATTTCTTCTTTTTACCTGCGTTAGGTGCCATATCAACTCCGCCATCTGCTACTGAATTTGCTGGCTCTTCCATCATTTTTCTACTATTCATAATTACAGCTTTAATTTCAGGAGTAGCATCCTCACCATACATAGGGTCTATAGTTGGCTTTTTAGCTTCCTTTTTAGCTTCCCTTTTTGCTTTAGCTATTTCTCTACGTACCTCAGCTTCTTTATAACCTTTGGTACGTCTATCGACAATAACTTTACCTTTTTGCTTAATACCTTCTTTGCGTTTAAGCGCAGCTTTAAAGCCAAGTATACGTGCATCACAGTCTACTTTTTCATTAGCTTGTCTAAGAATATCCATTACAGCAGGATTATCTGTCATACCCTTTTTAAGCTTTTCAATATCTTTAATTGCTTGTTGCATATTACCTGAATGCTTCTTAGCAATAGCTATAATTTTTCTACGTTGACCTTGGTTCATAACAGGATATGATTTACCTAATTTAGCACCTCTTATGGTTTTTCCTTTTTTAACTGGACCCCATTTTGCTTCTTCAACGTCATCGTCTTTTACATATGGTTGTACTGCTTCACTATAATATTGTTCACGACGTTTTTTGTCATTATGCATGGACCAAGCGATAGCGAAAGCCTCTTCATCAGAGTGGTCCTGCTTAAGCTTTTTTACAACATTTTCCATACCAGGTGGAGCTTTTTCTTGAACTGAGTCAAAAATATCATGTCCTAAAGCTTTATCTCTGGCAGCAAAGTATTTCTTTAACTCAGCTGAACTTAAATCGCTCATCGACCTTTTACCTTTCCCATATCCGATTTTAAATTTTGCATCTACTTTATCAACTCTTCTGTAATATTCTTCTTTATCTCCTAATTTAGGAGGCTTTACTTCATTAACACCTGAATAATTACCTTCGTCGTCATCTACATCTGAATCATCTTTAAAATCATCATGACTTTCATATTTTAGAGCACTTATTATTGTTCTTTTGTCATGTCCATTTAAATGTTGTGCACCATCAATATCATCTATTGCAGCTGCTTGGTCTTTATCACCTTTAATCTTTTCCTTCTTAATTTTTTCCAATGTTTTAAGGAAAATTTGTTTAGCTGGACCTCTTAATTCTCTAGAAAAACGACTAGCTTCATCTACACCAGAATAGTTACCTTCATCATCATCCACATCAGTATCAGATTTAAAGTCATCTTTATTTTCCAAAAGCCAAGGCCACATATCTTCAATATCCCTATCTTCTACACCACCATACATTGGACCTTGTAAGAATTTTATAATGTTAGCTTTTTCACCAGTTACTGTCATACCTGAGTGATATTTACCTATATCTTTTTTAATAGTGACTTTATATTTTGACTTTGCTTGCTTAATCCATTTCTTTTCATCACCAACATTATCCCAATCAACGTCAGCGCCAATTTCTTCTTTACCTTTGCCAGGTTTTAACTTTTCATTTAATGATTTTTGAAATGGTATATGAATTGTGGCTTCATTAGCATCTCCAGGGTCATCACCTTCCCAGCCTTTATCGACTGCGTTAAAGAATTTCTTCTTCTTATCCCCTGACAATTCAGAAGGAGAATCTACTCCAAACTTTTTAAGAAGAGAATTGAAGAATTTTTGGTAAGCTTCTTTGCCACCACTTGCTTCTCTAATTTGTGATAATGTTTTCATGTTTAATCCTTTAAGTTAAAGTGTGTCTCCATCATTACTTGGAGTTTCGTTAATTCTATCATAATTTCATTATACCTATCAGTACTGGTTATTCGATATTCTGTATTTGTTTTAACATCGCTTATGATATTCATTTGGGTATTCGTTATTGACGATGCCCACCATACTGCTGCCATAGTTTGTGCAAATATGGCTAGGAATAAAGCTACGCCACTATTCCGTATCCAATTCGGTATCCTTGTCGATCTATGTCGCCAAGATTCTAATTCTTTTTCCTGTCTTTTTAATGCCAGGTGCATTCTTTCTAGTCTTTTCTCTATCTCGACCATTTCGCCGTTAGCCATTTACTTATCCCCGTTTTCGTGGTTTATTATGACCTTCCCTAACTTTAATCCACCTATACGCTCATTAGGTACAAATCTCCATATATAATGTTTCTCATCATCATATACGCCAAACACTGTCATGGTTAAACCTATCTTAACGACAATACACTCTTTACCATCTAAGATTGCTTTATCGCCCTCTTTAAATGGTCCCATAAATTTAAAAGCTAACCCTTTAGCCATTTTAGTGGCTAAGTCTTTAGTCCATAAAGCAACTATTAATATTACCATCATTGTAATGAATGGCTGAATAAAGTTTGCTACTTCAAGTCCTACATCATTTGGATTCATAATATCACCATTCGTTACATTTCATAGATGTATTTATACATCACCAATTTTCTAAGTGCGGGATATATTCAGCCATCGCATGGTCAGAGAAATTATCAATTTTACCCTGTTTTAGGCCTCCCCACATACCTTTCATACGGTCTGAAAATCTACCCCAAGGTGAGTATTTTCCAGAAGCATTTATTGTTCCATCAGAACGTATGTAGTGTAGCCTACCATGATGATTATAACCCATAGCTTTAAGTGGTACCCTTGTTACTATATCATTATTATTTTGCCACCTAATATGGTCCAACTTTAATGATTTAACATATGAAGGCCATCCGACTCTTGGTGAACCATAAGTATATAATTGAACTGGGTCTGGCCAATCCCAATCATGAGCACATCTACTTGCCATTATGGTAGCCATTGCAGCTCCTAATGAATGGCCACAAAACCATAAGTCTTTAGTAACCTCTTCGATATCCTTAGACATTTTAGGCCAAAGCTCATCCACCTCAGCTTTAAATCCCCTATGGACCCTTGATATTGTTTCTGCTTTAACAGGAAATGCTTTAAGGTCTGCCTTTAAATCATTAAATTCTGTAGGCTGTGTGCCACGACAAGCAACAACAACATCATTATCGCTCTCAAATCTATAAGCTTGAGCACCACCAATGTCATAAAATTTTGTTTTATCAAAGCCATGTTTTTTAACAGCTTTTATAACGGCAGCCTTTTTTCCATATGCATCAGCAGCAAGCTTGGCAAAAAGCAAACTCCTTTGCTTTATATCCATATCACGTATAGACATTATTGTGCCTCCCAATCTTTCCATGCTTTATATGCACCCCAAGCTATTGCAGCGATTGCAACAAACTTAATCATTGATGTAGCGAATAATCCAACTAAACCAATTCCTATTAAACCTAAATTACTTCCCATTATACTTTCCCCTCTATATCGATTAAACGTTCCTCTAATTCCTCAATCTTTGCAGCAATTTTTGGATTAACTTTTTTCCATGCGTTTGGATCTTGGTCAAGCCAAGTCCAACCAAATCTATCTCTTAACTTATCTGCAACTTTATCAAACTGTGAGTAACCCCATAAGCCTACCCGTGTATCTCTAACATAAAATAAACAAGCTGCACCCAACATTGCTCCGGCTATACTTGTATAAATCCACAGTGTATTTTCAAACATCTTCTTCTTCTCCTGTTTTACCGGTGCAAACACCATTGTCATATGATTCAAATGAATCGCCTAGTTCCTTCTTGTATACGTCTTTCATAAATTCGTCTTGCTTCACTACTTCCTCAAGGTTACCCTCATCGGGGATTTCACCCATGATATTCTCCTTTA